TAAAATAAAGCGTGTAACTTTCGGTGACCCCAATATGCGTATTAAGAAAAACCAAAAAGGACGTAGGAAGAATTTCAGAGCAAGACATAACTGCGATGAGCCTGGTCCTAAAACAAAGGCACGATATTGGTCGTGTAAGGCGTGGTGATGGCAAGAGCAGCAATTAAAAAAGTAGCACAGGCAGAAATTAGAGCTGCTAAAAGTTTCCTAGAACGTAGGAATATTGATTCAGACGAAATATCGCCCAAGCAATTTGCAAAAGCTGCAAAAGAGCTTGATAAAAGTTTTATTGAGACATTACGATTGCTCGCTCGTGAATTATCTGGTGGTCAAGTGTAATGAATAGAAGTAGTTTTGGTCAATTAATGAAAGGAAGGAAAACTATGTACGGCAAAAAGAAACCAATGGGTATGAAGAAAAAACCGATGGGCATGAAGAAAAAGCCTATGGGAGCTAAGAAGAAACCAATGGGTAAAAAGAAAGGATACTAATGTCAGAAGATAAAAAAGATGTAACTGTCCATGTCACTGGCGTTTCTATGTCAGGGGGTGTGAAAAATGACAGTAACGGATCTACTCAATCAGATAAAAAAGAATCTGAAGGAGAGAAGGCTAGAGATAGCTGAAAGTTTGATTCAAGGTCGGGTGTCCGACTTTGAGTCATATCAGAAGAACGTAGGTATTGCGGAGGGTTTAGAACAAGCCTCTGAGGTTATCAACGAAACATTAAACAAATTAAATGAAGAGGATGAATGACCATGTCTCATCAACATGCTACCTTTAAAGTGAATACAGCTGCAACAGTTTACAAAGACGAGTCCACAGACTCAAAAGTTACAGTTGACCAACTACCAATTCCGTTGAATTGGAAAGTTCTAGTACAACCCAATCAAGTAAAAATGAAGACAAGAGGTGGATTGCATCTGCCTACGATTTCTAAAGACAATGAGGAGTATTTAACTGCTCATGGTCGAATTGCTTCTATGGGTGATCTTGCATTTAAAGATCGTGATACTGGGGCATCGTGGAAGATGAATATTCCACAAGTTGGTAATCGAGTTACTTATGGCAAATACTCAGGTCAGAAAGTAACAATCAATGGTGTAAGATTTCTTTTGCTGAATGACGATGAATTAACGTCAATTCTACCAGAAGATGTCGATGTCACTGCATACTTAGCGACATAACTTGGGAGAACGCTACCATGGCAAATGAAGATGTAATCAATGAAATTGAAGATGAGATCAAGAAGGCGAAAGGTGAGCCTGAAGATTTTCAAATTGAAATAACTGATGATCCTGTTGAAGAAGTAAAGGACATCGTTGAAGAAGAAAAAGCAGCGAGTGAAGGCCAAGAAGAGGATTACGGCCCCAAAGTCCAAAAGAGGATTAAGAAACTTGTTGACCAGCGAAGACAGGCTGAGATCCAAGCTAGACAAATCCAAGAGCAGAACGCCCAGCTCAATGCAAGGCTTGCTCGACTAGAACAGGGGTCTGCTCAGAACAGCGAGAAGGCTTTCAATCAACGCTACAGCCAAACCAAGGCTGCTTTAACTAAGGCGGTTGAGGAGGGTGACACAGAAGCTCAAGTTAACTTCCAAGAGCAAATGGCTGATATGCGAGCTGCTATGCGTATTGCAGAAATGCAGAAGCAACAAAGGTCGCAACAAGCTCAGTCTCCAACTGTTGGCAGAGCACAGCAAGCTGTGCAGAACCCAACTCCTGAAAAAGCCAAAGGTTGGTGGGAGCAAAATCGTTGGTTTAATACTGGTGGTTTTGAGCGAGAAACAGCTATGGCTAGGTCTATTGATGTCCAACTTGATTTAGAGGGATATGATAAAGATTCTGATGAGTATTATCAGGTTTTGAATAATCGTTTACAAAAAGTATTTCCTGAGTTAAACTCCAACCCAAGTCCAAGTAAGGCTAGAACAAAAAGTAGACAACCAGTTGCGCCAACTACAGGCGGTTCATCTTATAAGGGCAGTAACAGAGTGCGTATGTCGCAAGATCAACTTAGGATGGCTCGTGAACTTGGAATTACAGATGAATCAAGTCTTAAAAAATACGAGGCTGAAATCAAACGTCAGCAAAGGAGCCAGTCATGACTGAGAAAAGAAACGTGCGAGCAAACGAAACTCGATCCTCCATGCGTGATGAGCAATCGCGCCCAGAAACGACATGGAAACCACCATCATTGTTGGATGCACCAGAACCTCGTCCAGGTCACACTCAACGATGGATTGCTACCTCGATTCAGGGTAAAGAAACTCCAGACAACGTATACAAACGTATGCGTGAGGGATGGAGCCCACGCTCTGCCGATAGTGTGAAGGATGCGTTGTTTCCAACCATCAATCACGGACAATGGGCAGGATCAGTTGGAATTGAAGGAATGTTACTCTGCGAAATGCCTATAGAAAAACATAGGCAGATGAAAAATTATTATAATAATAAGAGCGTAGAGGCAAACCAGTCAGTTGCAGGAGATCTTGATGCGTTAGGACGAAAAACAGGACAACCAATCTACCAAGATCGGAAGTCCACTTCGAGCCGTGGCAGAGATCTCTCTGTCATGGATGATTAAAACTTTACGCTGAAAAGGAGCGAATAATGGCTAATGTTGATGCAGCCTTTGGGTTTGTCCCAATTCGCCATATGAGTGGTAATGCACCTCGCACGAATAAGTACACTATTGCTAGTGGTCTTGCTGAGAACATCTTTACAGGTGACTTAGTAATTCTGATTAACACTGGTTTGCTTACTCCGCACACAGCTGGAGAAACCAATAACATTGGTGTCTTTGCTGGGGTTTCTTATACCGCATCAGATGGCTCATACGTTTATAGTGAATACTGGCCTACAGGCACAGTCGCTACAGACATCGTAGCATATGTATATGATGATCCATATACTGTGTATAAAGTTCAAAGTGCAGGATCACCTGCTCAGACTAATGTCGGTAATTGTGCTGATGTTGTTGCTGGGGCAGGATCAACTGTAACTGGACAATCTGGATTTGAATCAAGTGGCACAATGGCTGCAGGTATCGCTACCTGTAAGATTGTTGGCTTGTACGATGCTCCAGACAACGCATTCGGCGCGAATTCTATCATTGAGGTACTCATAAATGAGCACATCCTTGGTACGAACGTAGCTGGTATATAAGGAGGGTATGAACAATGGCTATGAATAGAGCACAATTTGCCTCCATGCTGGAGCCAGGACTGAATACTCTTTTTGGTCTTGAGTATGACAGTTATCCACCAGAGTATTCCGCTGTCTTTGAAGCGAATACTTCAAACAAAGCATACGAAGAAGATCTTCTTCTTCAAGGCTTTGGATCTGCACCAACTAAAGATGAAGGTGCAGCAATTAGCTATGATAGTGGGAGCCAGCAATGGACAGCTCGCTATCAGCACGAAACGGTTGCTTTGGCATTCTCACTTACTGAGGAAGCTGAAGAAGATGGTCAGTATGGCTCAATCGCTTCTCGCTATACCAAAGCTCTCGCTCGCTCAATGGCTTCCACTAAGGAAATCAAAGCTGCGAATGTTTTGAACAACGCACAGACTGCTGGTTTCACAGGTGGTGACGGTGTTGTACTTTTAAGTGCATCTCACCCAACTACTAATGGCAATCAGTCTAACGTGTTAGCAACTGCTGCTGATTTATCTGAAACTTCACTTGAATCCATTCTTATCCAAATTTCGGATATGAAAGATGATCGTGGACTACGGATTGCTGCACAGGGTACACAGTTGATTATTCCAACTGCTTATACCTTTGTTGCAGAGCGTTTGTTGGAATCACAGCTCCGCACAGGAACTGCTGATAACGATATTAATGCAATAAAATCAGGTGGTTACCTGCCAAAAGGATATCACATTATGCGAAGGTTGTCAGACTCTGACGCATTCTTCGTGCAGACAGATGTTCCTGATGGACTGAAAATGTTCCAACGCTCTCCTCTCAAGAAGGGCATGGAAGGTGACTTCGAGACTGGTAATGTTCGCTACAAAGTTCGTGAGCGATACTCGTTTGGAGCAACCGACTGGCGTGGCATATTTGGCACAGAAGGTGCTGCATAATACTACTGGGGGAGGGCATTAGCTCTCCCTCAACTTTTAATCCTGACAGCGAAAGCTGACTTATCCCAGACAGGAGATTAACATGGGTAACACTACATTTACAGGGGCAGTACGCTCCGAAAACGGTTTTCAAGACGTAACCAAAAATGCAACAACTGGTGCTTACACCACAAATTCCACATACAATAATGACGCTACTATTGGTGGAAACTTAACAGTTGCTGGTTCTGTATTTTCAGGTGGGATGCCCACTTTAGGTGGACTTACTGTAACGGCTAAAGCCACATCTGGCACTGTTTCTTATGTTGCTGGAATTAACATAAATCCATTCACTGGAGGAGCACAACAGATTACCACTCTCCCAGCTGCGACAGTTGGCGTTGTGTGTATCCACGCTCAGTCGGTAGACACTACTGGAGGAACTGCTTTCCTTAGTTTTGACTGTGCAGGTAGCGATGCTTATGAAACAGGTAGTATTATGGAGAGTCGTACAAGTGCTGCAGTCACGTTTGATGCGTCCACTGCTGGGGAGACTTTATTAAAGTACACTCCTGCTAACGCAACAACGAACTTGATGAGCATTGGTTCTTACATCTACTTCACTTGCACAACAGCAGGTTTGTGGAATGTATCGTATAACCTTCAGCATCTTGGCGCGGGTACTACTGGTACGTTTGCTTTCGCAGCCTAATGTTTAATTTGGTGGGGTTAACGCCCCACCTATATTTTATAGGAGATTAACATGGGCGTACAAACAGACGTACAAGTCAAATTTATAGCTGATGAGAATGCAGCCGATCCAGATCGGTTGGTTACAGCAGCTAGACCGAATACATCAGCAACAATGGCAGCAACTACCTTCTTAGGTGGCGGTGCTCGAAATGTAACTGTCACTACGGCAGGGACTGGTGATAACAATAAAACGTGTACTATTACTGGTGAAGATGTTTTTGGTAATGCGATAACTGAAGTAATAACATCTACAGGTTCTGCTGAAGCAGTAGCAGGTGCTAAGTTATTTGTCACAGTTAGTGCAGTGGAATGTTCTGCTCAGTATGCGGCAAACATCACAGTTGGATCTGGCTCGCTGTGTGCAAGTGCAGTAGCTGGTGGTGGACGAACACGGCTAAAGGGATACTCAATTGTCTCTGCTGGAACAGCAGGTCTAGTTGATTTCTACAATGGCACTCCAGAAGATGGGACGATTATTTTTAAAGCTCAGACAATCGGGACAGACAACTCGACTGTAGATAATACTATCCCAGACGAAGGTATGTTGTTTAAGAGTGGATTGGCTGTTGGATATACAGTTGCCACAGTTGTATTAGCGAACGTCTTTTTTGCATAAGGTAAATTAATGGCACTTTCAGGAACAGTAGCATTTAGACCAGACGTTGAAGAAGTAGTAACTGAAGCCTATGAGCGTTGCGGAATAGATCCGCAAACTCGCACTGGTGATCAGGCTGTTTCTGCACGAAGAAGTTTGAATCTACTGTTTTCAGAATTTGCGAATAGGGGAATTAATTATTGGGCTGTTAGCCAAAAAACTCTTACCCTTGTAAATGGCACGACAGCTTATGAACTCCCAGCAGGAACAATAGACATTATTGATGCTGTCATAAGGGAAGGCACAAACGATCAGACAATAAACAGGGTAACAATCGCTGACTACAACCAGATACCAAACAAGACAACAGCAGGGAAACCAAGCCAATTTATGCTTGATAAGCAATACACCCCAGTTGTTTATTTTTGGAATGTTCCCAACACAAGTACATACAGCATGGTTTACTGGGCAGTAAATCAACTTGATGATATAACTGCAGCTGACCAAGACACAGATGTTCCTTATCGGTGGAGTGACTGCATATCAGCAGGGCTCGCTGCAAAGTTATCTCTAAAATACGCACCCGATAGATTTCAGCTATTAAACGAACTTTATGAAAGAGCTTTTAGTTTCGCAGCATCTTCTGACAACGATGGTGTGAGTTTACGAATACAACCAACAGCATTGAATTTGGCATAGCATGGCAAAATACGCACGAGGCAAAAAATCATATGCGATAAGCGACAGAGGCGGTCAGAGAGTACGCTATACTCAATTGAAGACCACTTGGGATGGATTGCGTGTTGCTCCTGATGAGTGGGAGCCAAAACATCCACAGCTCACTCCTGCCAAAAACATCATTGATGCACAGCAACTATTCCAACCTAGATCCACTGGGCAAGATCGTGAAGATGTTGTAATTTACCTTGCCCATACATTTGATCCTTTTATTCCAGTACAGGAAAGACCTCCTATTGGATGTCCTGGTCATGGCTTCACAGGATCAATAGACAGAATAGACTTCGAGGCTTATCCAGAAGTATCAGGAGTTGCAGGTACAGGTGCTGTAGGAACTGAAACACCAGAAATGTCTATCAATGAGGCAGGTGTTGCAGGTACTGGTGGCGTTGGTGTCGAGGTTCCAGTTGTAGAAGTGACAGGAGTTTCTGGTGGTGGCGGTGCTGGTAATGTCGGTGTCGAGGCACTTAATCTTTCAATCCTAGAAAGCGGAGTTGCTGGTACAGGTGCTGTAGGAACTGAAGTGCCTGAAGTTAATATACTAGAAGCAGGTGTCGCTGGTACTGGTGGTGTTGGTAATGCCACTGGAGTAGTAGTCGATCAAGAGTGGGGCTCTGGAGCTTGGAATGCAGGGACTTGGGGTAATTAAATGAGCTATACAACCTTAGTTGCTAACATACAAAACTTTGTCGAAGATGATTCGACAGAGCTGACTGCGTCTATTGACACAATAATTGCTCAAGCTGAAGAGATGGTCTTTCAGAGATTGGCTAATCTGCCTTGCTTTAGAAAGATAACGACAGCCAACTTAGTTGTTGGAACTTT